GGCCATGAGTCAACCTGTTTTTGGGTTTTTTTTGGCTCTTTTTGTTATATTTTTGTTGTATTTTAACAACATTGCTTAAAAATTAAGCAATTCTTGCTAAATTTCTAGCAGTTCTTAGCACTTGACTCATGCGTCCAAAGTTTTCACCTACTAATTCTAGTAGTTTATCTACTGGTTCAGTTGCCACACTAGCCATACCAAACGCAATAGAACCCATGTCTTGGAAGTATCGTGGACCCGGCCAGCGTCTTTGTTTGATCTCCCAAGCATCTATAAACAGACATTCTTCACCTATACTACGAAGCTCAATGCGTTTTGACAAGCCTGGTTTATTTTGTGCAGTCATGAGTCTAATTGCAATTGGTTCATTCCATATATCAGTGCGTTCAAACGTTCGTGCAATGGTATGCACTAGAAATGCTTCTAGGTCAGATTGCAAATATGTGTTGCTACGGCCCTGGGCCTCAACGACCATTTCCCAACCTGCTTTAACATACGGTTGCCAATGTTGCATGTCATTATTTATAAATACTAACATGGAAAACAATATTAGAAAATTTATCAAGATTGTAGAAGGCACAAAATTAACACTGAGCCTGAACACACTGCCTTATAAAAAGGATGAGCTTGCACCAATCATGAGCAAGGCAACAATTGATTATCACTACAATCATTTGGCCAAGGCTTATGTTGATCGCTATAATTCAGGTGAGGGCGACCCGATGTTTAACAAGAATGGTGCTGATCTTCATAATATCTTCTTCCCACAGCTACAAGCACCATCCCGTGGTAATGCACCAATTGGAAACGTAGCAGATTTTATCGACCGTAATTTTAAAAGCTTTAGTGGGTTTAAAGAAGAGGTTACTGATAAAGCAATGGGCATCCAAGGCAGCGGCTGGATTTTCTTAGATCGCAACGGTAAATTACAAACTATTGCAAATCACAGTATTACAGGCGGTACTGATAAAATTGTGTTATTGATTGATTGGTGGGAACATGCTTGGGCATTGGATTATCAATCAGATAAAAAGAAATACCTAGATAACTTTTGGCAAATTGTCAACTGGAACGCAGTAAATCAAAGACTAATTTAAAGTTGCTTTACGTCCTAGACCATTAAGCCATAATATAATATCATCATTGACAAGGCGTATTTCCATTGCGTCCTGTTCTCCAAATATGCGTAGGTAGCCAGCGCCGTGGTAGTAAGGCCAGTCCAAGTGTTGTTCTAGCCCTATTAGGTGTATGGGCTTTGGTGTCCAACCTGCTGGCATTTGATATGACCAATACCTAAAGTGTGGTTTCATTAACTCCCAACCAAAGGTTGTTAGCTTGAGTCCTTTTTGTCGGCCAGGTTGATAGTTTTTAAAAATTGTGTAAGGGGTTACCTTGGTATTTTCCCATATATGAGGAATGGGATACTGAGCCAAGTACTCAGATATCTTTGTAGCTAGTTCCTTGCTCATCAATACGGCGGCCTTGTTTTAATTCAACTACTGTAAAGTCGTTGATTTTAAACATTTTGTTAAGTCTATCAGCAAGATTAAATGCATGTCCTGGATTACTAAAACTTACTTTTTTATACTTTGGACCAGGATAACTTACTAAACTATTCAATGTGCGTAGATTAATAGGTTTATCTTTATAAAACACTGCATAAATTGCATCAGCGGCAAGAACTTCCTCGCTTTTGTAAGTTCGAGGATTTGTATTAGTTAATATGATTTTTGGTTTTGGTCGGCTCATACACTTATTTATCAAAAGTGTGTATTTAATGACCCTATTAAAACACTATTAAATTGAGATTTTTGGAACTAAAGTTCGAATTTTTGTTCCAGACAGTACTATGCAACTGACATCTTTTTTATTACCAGGCGTAGCAACTGCTGTCCATTCTCGAGTTTCTTTATTGATCCATAGCGTAAACAGCATTTCATCATCACCAATGGTTCCCACCGCAGTAATTTCTTCACCGTTGTCAGAGAGTAGCTTGGCAAGACCTGGTGTGCCTCCACATTGCCATTTTGAATCAGCAAGAAATGATGACTGTGCAACTGCTGGTAATGCGGACATTAAAAATGTAAAGACAGCAAAAGTTACTACCAAAAAAATGGCAATTTTATTTATAAGTGGCCGCCAGCCATTCTGAATGTTGTTGAGCATTATCACTAGCCTTTTGTAATCTGTACTTACCACAGAACTTCATAAATTGAGCTCCTACAGAAGGATTACGTGGCTTTTGTACAGCCTCTGCAATACTTTGATCCAATACTGCTTTGATATTGTCCGGCTGAGCAGTTAAATCAATGATCTGACGATTGCGCTCATAGTCGTCACGTACCAAGTGCTCGACACCTTCGTGATCGGACCAACGTTGAAGCATGAGATTGTTCCACATGAAACCTTTGTTATTACGATCCGAGAATGCTTCTTCTAGTCCAACCTTGTTCTTAGTACCCTTGGTACGTACACCTGGATATGCAGAGAAGACATTGTCTGAGGTATCGCCACGCATACACTTTTCAAACAACAACCATTCTGGATTAGGAGCAGGCTTTACTTCTTTAGTTTTCTTGTCTACAACTGGCCTGCCTCTGTCATCAAAGTATCCTTCATGAGTAGTTAATACGCCTGAGATACCATTAAACAATTGAACGTTTGGAGCAATCAGCTGTTCAAAATCTGTATCGCTTGACACAATTGTATGGTTATCGCTTGGATGCAGTTGAATCCAACGTGCAATAAAATCGTCAGCTTCGCAAACAGGATTACGTAAGACAGTTACATTTGTACGTGTACTAATGTATTCGTGGAAATTATCAAAGGATTCCCAAAAGAGTTTTTCTTCTTCTGCTTCTTTGGGAGTATGCTTTGCTCTACCTTCAGCACGATTAGCTTTATAAGGTTTATAAACATCTTTACGCCAGCTACGACCTTCGAAGCAGAAGACTACATGTTTGCCCTCACGCTCTCGCCATTGTTTAAGTACAGCGGCAAGAATAATGTGGTAGCTCATTGCAACACGTTCTTCAGGATCACCGGTACGGATCACATGACGGGCACGGAAGAAGAGATTTGCGGCATCAACGATTAAGTAGCTCATGTTCTAATAATAACAAAGATTAAGGTTAAAGTCAAGCCCAAATATTATCAATTTCATATAATTCATTGATAATAGTTGGATCAGTGTAGTGTATCAATAATGCACGTCTGGCTCTTGTTGATGGGTTTGGCATACTTGAATGTAATAACTTGGCATTGTAATAAAGCAATGAACCGCATGGCATGTTTGGTTGTATATAGTTCTCAGTAAATTCCTGATCAAACTTGCCAGCATAACATTCATTTATTGGGTAGTCTTTTAATTGACTTCCACTATAAAGTCCAGTACTACCAGAATTACTATCAATGTCATGTAACGGAATGATAGTTTGAATGCTTAATAATCGCTTATCAAAATTCCATTTGGGAAATCTGTACGGTGTATCAATATGCGGATTAATTAAATTGCTGCCTGGTTGAATAGTTACAACATCGGCTGCATATAGTATTGGGTCTTGCATTTGAGTTGCAATAAACGTTGCAACTATTTTTTCAATTGATTGAAATTCTGGCCAATTTAAAACTTGTTGACTCCACCATATTGCTAAAGGTCCAATACTTTGAATTTCATGATCTTCAGCATACTGCTTTTTAAAATTTAAAGCTCTCTTTGGCTTTAACTCCAGTATACGATTGTTAAAATTTTGAATTAAATTGTCTGGTACAAAATTTTGATATAGCATCCAACCCTGACCTTGGGTTAGTGTTGGATCGTATTTCATCGCTGAACGCGAGTTTTCTCAGAGGTCATCATTCTGCCAGCGTCAGCAATAAAGTTGCCATCGTTGTCTCCATCTTGTCCAACATTACGACAAAGGTCGGTAAACCACTTGTCTACAATTTCTTCGGGAGTATTACCAACATACCCGTTATTACGTAGAAACAATACAAAGGCAGTGTTCCATTCTAGCTCAAAATATCCTTGCTTTGGATTGCTAGGATCTACATGCGCCTTGACTACGTTAACCCATGGTTCTGGGTTGTTTTTCATTGATTCAGCAGTTTGTGTTAAATCTGGTTCTTTTTTAAAGAAATTTTTAATTTTAGATAGCATTGTTATTTTCTTTTGTTGTTGTTACTCTTGGAGGAAGAAGCAAGGCTGCAATTTTCTTCATAGTAGTAATTTTTTCAACAGGTTGTTGAATATACCCGCCAACTCTGAGACTGTATACTACATTATTAGTCTTACAATGATCACATTCGGCCCCAATAGGTAATGTAATAAATGTATCAATTTGATTGCAATGATGAGACCAAGTGTTCATAGCTGTATATACCTTATTTAGGGGGTGGATTTTTTTCTAAATGTTTCTACATCTACTATAGCCGACTCGAGGGTGCGAGCATAGTTAAGCGCCTGTTGTTCAGTCATAATAATACTGCCTTCGTATTCTATGTAGCCTCGAGTTAACAAAGTCCAAATCTTTTGCCAACGATTCATGCTCCACCATTTGCTTTTTTGTTGTGTATATGTAGTAACGGTAACACTGTTGTCATCAGCTTCAATCCAGATATTATGATCGTGATTGCTATCACCGCATTCGCAAACAACCTGATAGGTCATTGCATCGCCCCAATCATTGCGTTTCAAAATGCCTTCTGCTGGCTTTTCGTAATTCATTTGCAACCCTCTAAAAACTTATCCAATGTCAGTGCGGCACCATCAAACGAAATAGCAAGAATTTTTGCGCTAAGGATACCATTGGAGATACTTATATCAAATGGCACTGTACCATTAAATCTAAAATTATCAGGTACATCAGTTTCAACAATAAACTCAGTCAGATGTCTAATCCTGTCAATAACATTGTTTGCAAGTTCAGCTGAGTTCATTAAATTTCCTTAAAATAAATTAATAGATTCCCATGGCAAGTCAGACTTACCAAAGTGACCATAGTTTGTTGTACTGCTATAAATGGGGCGGAACAGATTAAAACGCTCAATAATACCTTTTGGTGTCAGATCAACTACTTCTTGAATTTGTTTTGTTAACATACGGCTTTGAGAAATACTGTTAGTTTCTACATAGAAGCTCATGGGTTGTGCCATGCCAATGGCATAACTGATCTGCACAGTGGCCCAGGGTGCCTGACCGCTGGCCACAATGTTCTTGGCAATCCATCGTGTCAAGTAGGCAGCACTGCGATCTACCTTAGTAGGATCCTTGCCGGAAAAAGCACCACCTCCATGAGGACTATAGCCGCCGTAAGTATCAACAATAATCTTGCGACCGGTAAGACCTGTATCGCCATCAGGTCCGCCAATAACAAACCTACCAGTAGGATTAATAAAAAACTCAGTATCATTGTCTATGTACTCCTTGGGTAAAATGTTGCGAATAATGTGTTCTACAGAATGTCTAACTAGGGTAATGTCTGCATCTTCACTGTGCTGGGTACTGCAAACAACTTTAGCAATACGCTGGGGTGTACCATCATCATTGTATTCAAATGTAACTTGACTCTTGGCATCTGGACCAAGGTCTGGCAAAGTTCCTTCCTTGCGTAGTTGTGTCAATTGTTCAACAATACGATGGCTCCAGTAGATAGCACTGGGCATGTGATTTTCAGTTTCGTTGCAGGCATAACCAAACATCAATCCCTGGTCTCCTGCACCAAAGGTATCTGTGCCTAATGCAATGTCGGCACTTTGTCCGTGCAGTAAATTAGTAATTTCTACACTACGCCAATCAAACCCACTTTGTTCGTAGCCGATATTTCTAATTACATTGCGTACTGCTCCATCTACTTCTAATTTATTTAAAGTTCCTTTATATTCCCCGGCTATAACAACACGATTTGTAGTAACCAGTGTTTCACATGCACACCGAAGACTAGAGTCTTCCTTTACCATAATCAAATCTAACACTGCATCACTGATAGCATCTGCGACCTTATCAGGATGACCTTCGGATACGCTTTCGCTTGTAAATAGATAACTCATTTTTTCCTTATTTTCCCCAACCGTTTGACCAAATATCAACATGTAAACGTGGACTATATCGATAGCCTCTTAGTAAGGCTTCGTCTGCAATATGTTTAGAATTGCTAAAATATGCTTCGTCTGTTCCGCCAACTGGCATAACATAAATGTCACCGCCAAATCCTGCCTTACGATATACAGAAGTAGCTTCTTCAACTTCATCAAAATCTTTTTGTGTTGCAATTACAAATTTTAAATATGTATGTCCCAATGATTGGTATTCAACCACCACATCTGGATTAATAGCATCCTCCCAACGTTCTCCGCTTGCACTTAGCTTAGGACTAACACTAAAAGTTAAATTATCTCTGTCGCGTCCAAATCTTGTAAATTCTTCAAACAAGTATTCGTGAAAATCATTGTGTAAGTGTTGAGTACCGTTAGTTTCAAATGTAAGATTTTGTAAATCCTGCATACGTGAATGACTTAAGATAGATGGATATAGTTGTTGCCAACCCAATAATGGTTCACCTCCTGTAATTACCAAATGAACATCGTTACCATTCTTTTGTGTCCAGTGGTTATTTGGAGTTAGTTTAAGCATAGCATCAATTGCATCATCAATGCTATAGTAAGGGCTTAAATGCTTAAATGCAGGATGCCAACTTGCATAACTATCGCACCCAGTTTTTACTAGTGGTAATTCTTCAAACGAATTATACAATTTAACACTTTTGCCAATCTCATCTGGTTCTGTAGTCTTCTCCCCAGGCGGTAGACCAAATCCAGCACATTTAAAATTACAACCAAACGTACGAAAGAACACACTAGGTGCTCCTACAAATCTACCCTCACCTTGGGCCGAATAAAAAATTTCACTGACTTTAATTTTATCCATAAATGTTAGACCATTTCTTGAGTTTCTCAACTTTAGCTTGCTTTGCTGTATTCAACCCAGCTTCGCTTACTATATTCATTGATTGTAACAGATCTACCATTGCAAGTAAATCACCAATTTCACCTTCTAGGTGTTGTGCATTAGTTAGGGGTTTACCTGGCTTGGCGTTATCCAATCCAAAACGATTGCACTTACTAATTGCTTGAATTACTTCAGCACATTCTTCACTGAGAATGTTCATCACTTCATATAGTTTATTATCCATATCTACTTCCTGGTTGTCCTGATTCGTTGCTGTTGGTACAAGTTAAATTATGATCAGTTGCCCTAGGGCAACGTTTATTTCCACAAATGGGACAGACTATAAATGTACTCATAGTCAACGGCCAGCCGTTTGCATCTTTTCGTTTGTGCATACAATTGTAACATCCGCACGTTGGAAAATTAATTGGGTCATCTGTATTGGTATAATGAATCACAATATTTCTAAGATTAAATTAGGATTCCAACCAGTTTCTTCACTATAACCGTTAGACTCATAACCTCGAGGATTGCACACAACACGAGTTTCGCCTATCATGTAGTCAAACGGATGATGAGTATGTCCATGTGTCCATAACTTAATCTGCGGATGGTTTAAAATGAATTCACTTAATTCGCTATGATAGCCACCGTTCATCAAGTATTGATTTTTGTACATTGGATGAGCACTTTGAAAGCTAGGTGTATGATGTCCAACTACAACAAACTTCCGATCGTGCTGTTCTGCCAATACTGTTCTAAAGTACTGCAATGTACGTGCGTGGCGGTCAACTACATCACGAGCACTCATTGGTGCATAGTTGCGCTTATCGTTTTTAATGATACGGAAGTCGTTCATCATGCCTTCGATGGCATGCATGGTCATTGGGTCGCCCTTGTTCATATCAGTCCACAATGTGGCACCAACAAATGTCACATCATCGATAACTTTAGTGTCGCACTCTAAAAAGTAAACGTTAGGATACTTGGCACATTCCTCACGCAGGTAGTCAATACCAGCGTAGAACTTACCGTTGTAGAATTCGTGATTGCCAGCAACATATACAACGTGCGGGAAACTAAAAGAACAACGTTTTAAAAAATCACGAAATCTCTGTGCCGCTTGCTGGCGTCTTCCAAGACCAGTGCCGTTGGCAATAGCCGCTTGATCAGCAGTATTAGCGGGCTCTGGATGGTCATGAAGATCCTGAGCAACCATGATGTCGCCACCTAAAATTAATACATCAGCATTGTCATTATTTGTAATATTAATGTCAGAAAATTCTAAATGTAAATCACTTACCAATTTAATCTTCATCTTTTGTTGCCTCAAGTCTGGCCAATGGGTTTAGGCCGTTTACAGGAATTCCATCTTCATCTACTATTGCAAATCCACTAAACACAAACCCGGCACCTTTACAAAAATCTTCAAAGTTTTGCAAAATATCATCTAAGCCTGCTTCTCTATGATTTAATTGTAGTTGTCTGCTACCGTCATTATAATACAAATTCCAAACAGGGTCAAGTGGATCAGGTTCTCTTTTTTGCATATTTTTAAAAGATTTTGTAATCTGATCTATTCGATCAATCCATAATGGACTTTTGTCATTCATTTGGACGCAATTCTGAATTTACATCACTGATGGCTCTGATAAGATCTTGATGAATACGATTACGAATAAATGCGGCCTCGAGTGTCTTTACATCCTTAGGAAAACATTTACCACCGTATCCGGGTAGTCCATCTGGACCAGGAACTACCCAGTGTGTACGACCAAGGCGACCTTCGTTTTCTAGTAATACCTTAACAACATCATATGATGCGTCGACTGCTTTACATAGTTTTTCAATTTGATTTGCAAAAACCACTTTCATTGCCAAGAATGTGTTGGTGGTCAGTTTGGCAATCATGGCCTCAACGGTGTCAGTGATAATTACATTGCCTGTGTATGTATTAAACAAATTTGAAAATTCTTCAGCTGCCTCTCCGCCAACAACAACAAAACCTGGGTTAATTGAATCTTCTTTCCATGTTGCTTCGCGGATATACTCGGGACATACAATAAGGTATTGTCCCAATTGATCTGTTAACATACGAACACAATCTATACCAACAGTACTACGGAGTACAAAGTGTTTGCGATAACCTTTTTCTAATGCAAAGTTAATAGCATCATCAACATTTTTATTGTCGTTTTCAGGTGGATCAAGTTCTTCACTGAGACTGGTATCAACGCAAATAACTACCCAACTTGCTTCTTTCCAATCGTCATCGTTGGCAAGAATATCTTTATTTGGATCGTTAAAAACAATCTCTAGTTCTGGGTTATATTGTTTTAAAAACAATTCTGTTGATTGGCCAACAGTGCCTTTTCCTTGGATAATAATTTTAGTCATGTTCATTCTTCGAGTAAGTGACGTTTATCGTTAACGTTTCTATATTCTTCAGCAGTTGCAAGTGCTGGTTTTTTCTTAGTTATAACTGGCCAATTCTTTGATAGTCGCCGATTAATCTCTAGCCAAGATTTATCTACTAAGTCATGGTCTGCTACAATAGCATCAACTGGACATTCAGTTACACACACTGCACAATCAATGCATACTTCAGGATCAATTGTTAAAAAGTTTGGACCTTCTTTAAAACAATCCACTGGACATACTGCAACGCAGTCGGTAAATTTACATTTTATACATGCTTCAGTTACAACGTAGGTCATTTTAGATTTTCCAATTTGATTCAATATAGTCTTTGTCATCTGGCTTATTGCCAGTTAGACCCAACAGACCACGATAGGCCTGCCATGCTTCTTGTACCATTGGATCCGCATGGCCACCAGTGGGTAGCAAGTCGGCCCATACACACTCTTCGGGCATCATGGTTCTATATGTGCCAAAGTTACGAGGTTGATGTATCTTGCCTTCCCGAAACAGTACACTGGCCACACCTTGGCATTCAGCTTCATCCAAGCCCAATAGATAATTATCGCGCCACATATATTCGCTGATAATAGGAACCAGTTGCTCTTGTGTTGTAAATCGTGTGCCTGATACAATTACAACAACATCACCTTCGTCAACTGTTCCGTTAACAATATCACGAATACAACGACCTAAACTAAATCCAACTTTCAAATTGTTCTCCTTGACCACCATGATTCCCATGGGAAGTCGATCCATACATCTTGTTCCAGCTTGTTAACACTCATACCAGAGTAATCACTTTCCTCATCACTTGCATCATTGTTAACAAGACTAGCCCACTTTATACTATTATGCCAGAATTTGTCAACAAAGTCAACCTCTATTCCTGATACGCATGATGCCCAATCTTCTTTGATCCATGCTTGTGTAGCACCTGTATCATTGATATCATCTACAATTAATATTTTTTTACCTTCACATACATCGTCAGGTAACCATGCAATTGTTTCTGTTGTAACATGTTCTCTTAAAGATACCTTAATGCTTTCATGCGGCACGCCAAGATAATGACTAATCATAAGGCTAGCAACTAGACCACCTCGATCAACCCCAACTACTAAATCTGGCAGCCAACCTTCTAATTGAATTTGTTGCAAAATTGATTGAACCAGGTTTTCAATATCAGTCCAATTTAAGTTAAGTTTATCAGTCAATGTCTGGGCCTCCTAATAGTTTTTCCATTGCTTTATATTCATCATACATTTCTTTAAGCATGGGATACTTTTTGTGCATTTCAAAATTTGGTGTTAGGATTAGCAAACGCTTTTTAAGCGTTTCCATCATGTCACCAAGCTCGTCAATATCAATTTCGTGCTTTGATGTTTTGATAATATTTTTACCATTTTCATTAGCAATGCCAATTGAAGGTGCCGATGTCCAGGAGGTGCTGCCTATACTATTACTGCTAATGTAAGAACCACTGTTAATAGTACCTGATATCGATGATATATTTCCTAAATCAACTGAATGAATGGGACCTATTGTAATTGTATCGTATGAATTACTCAAGTCAATGGTATCAATTGTTCCACTGGCTGTGGTTTCAATTTCT